GCTTACTATGGTTATGACCTTGAAAAGTCTAGTGGTATTTTGTTCCAGGGAATTAATACCCGCGCTGCTCCTCCCTTCTTGAATTTGAACTTGGCTGCTGCTACTACTGCTGCTATTACTTGCCAATCTTGGGGGTTGAGCGATGTAGTGTTACAGATAGATTATCAGTCAAAACAAGTGACCGCTTTTATTTAAGCAGGGAAATAAAAAACAATAAAAAACAACTTAAAGATAACCTGCTTAGCAGATTATACTGTGTGGTATCAAGCTAATAAAGAAAAGCGAAAATTATATAATGCTGAATATCAAGCCAAACTAAAAAAAGAAAAAGAGTAAATTAAAAGTCAATGAACTAACAAACTGCTGCTGGATTGGCCACCCGGTGTGTGGTGTTAACTAAAGATTGACGGATTAACTCTTTTAACTTAACTTTTATAACAATTTCCAATTTAACAACTTAAATAATCAATAAAAATATTTTTATTGATTGTTTAACCTCTTAACCAGCACTTTGACGTCAATTTCAACTTAATTAAGTTAACAAAACAATCTTTGGTTAACACCTCCGCCAACAATCCGCCACATAAATATCTCATATTAATATAACAATGAGCATCACTATTAAAAAGAATGATGAACCTCCCCTTAAGAAACCATCATTTGTGGTTGATGGTAAATTGCACGATAAACTAGATAATTACGAAATTACTAAGATGATGAACAAGCATTCATTTGGACTTTTTTTAGGACGTGCCGGCAGTGGAAAATCAACTTTATTAATTTCATTATTACAAAGTCCAAAGCTATTTAAAAACGTGTTTCACAATATCATTCTGTTCTGTCCGCCAAATAGTAGAGCTTCTATTAAAAATGATTTCTGGAGTGTGCTACCTGAAGAACAAATCTTTGATGAATTAAATATAGAAACACTAACAGAAGCATATCAGATTGCTGAAGCAAATGCATCCGAAGGCTTTAGAACATTAATTGTTTTAGACGATGTTCAAAAATCACTTAAGGGAGAATGTGAGAAATTATTGCTTCATATGGTAAATAATAGAAGACATGCAGCACTTAGTATTTGGATAGCATGTCAGACTTACAAATCAATACCACGTCAGGTGCGCCAAGGTCTTACATCTTTATTTATATTTAAAATCCAAAAGGGTGAGATGGCTACTATATTTGATGAACAAGTTGAGATTGATGATAATATATATAAACAGATTTTAGACATTTCATATAAAAAGCCACACGACTTTATTTTCATTGATGCGAATACTCAAAGTATTTTTATAAATTGGGATAGAGTAATTATAAATGATGAATAAAAATAAAAAATAATATAGCAGAAATGTATAATGCCGACCGTAAAAGGATTTTTCAAAAAGCTTGGACGTGATACTAAGAAGTTTTTTAGCAAAGGTGGAGCTGCTGATGTTGGACTCCGTAAATTTGGTAACACTATATCACAAGTTGGTGGTGTTGCTCAGCAATTAGCTCCTTTAGCCGCTGTTGTTGCTCCTGAGTTAGCCGTTCCTTTAATGGCTGGAGGAGCCTTAGCAAAGGTTGCGGGAGGAACAGCAAAGGCTGTCAGAACTGGAGTAATGAGAGGTAAGACTGCTGAAGATAAAACCGCAGGTGCTGTTAGCGCTATAACTTCGGGTATTGAAGCGGGTAAACCTGCCACTGGACAACTAGGTCCTTTATTTGCTTAAGTTATTTAGACATATAAATAATTTTATATATAATCTTTATTATATATAACATGATTTCTCCAGAAAATCAAAACTGTGATGAACAAGTAAAAATGCGATGTATGGCAATCCCTTTAAAAAAGAATTTCAAAATATGGCTTGATACAAATAATACTGCTTCATATTCTGGTCCTCAATTTGACGCACGTTTTTCAGTTGAGATGAATAAACTTATTACTGAACCATGGCGTCTTAAAAGCAGTTACCGCATGACTTTTTCATTTGTTAGTATCTCATCTACATTTGCTACTTCTGGTATCACTTCAACAAAATTGTATAAATGCCATATTGATTTAGGCAAAGGAACTCCATCAATGTATCAATATAATGGAGTTAGAACTCCGTCTGGTTTAGTCCGTGTTTCAAATGAAGGTGTTGGTGTTTATACTAACGTTGCTGCTGCTTCTTCTTTTGATATCCCTGTTTATTTTAAAGCACTCCCTCAAGATAATGACCCTGTATTTATAACTGATTTATCTACTGTTAGCGTCATAAATGTTAATCTTATTGACCCGACAAGTGGCACGTTTAACTCCGCTGATAATGCGGCAATTAATACAGCAACAAAATACATTGTTTGTCTTAATTTTCAGGAGCTATAAATATTAATATTTTAAAGGTTATTTATTTTTAAAATGTTATATATTATTATAATGAGTAGCAATTTCTGTTACATAATGCCGAAAAACGGTTTAGCTCGTGATGCAAAGATTAATGGATTAGTCGCAAAGATTATTCAAAAGGTAGCTGATGTTCCAAACCATAATGAATATAAAAATAATATGGAATTATTAAAGATGGTCTGTGTCATGGTAGAACACGCAGTTAATAATAAAAAGGAGAAAATGAAGATTGATAAGAAAGACATTGTTTTTCAAGTTTACACTAGATTATGGAATGGAATGAAGCCCCAAGAATTAATTGATTTGGCTTCTAATATTGAATACTTATGGCAAAATAATCAAATAAAGAAAAAGAAGTTTTGGAGTGTCGTGAAGCACTCAGTATGTGACTGGTTTAATCGCAAGATTTTAAACTAATCGATAGCGTTTATAATTATATCTTTGATTATTTACGTGATGCTTTTTTAAAAAAGATTGGTATTCCGATGCGAATTATAACCGCAATAAATACAGTAATGAATTTAGATGGACTTGCTATTGTTAGAATGGTATTGGCACATTTTGGATATTTAAAATTTGTTAGTTGGGTTTGGTGGCTAGCATTGATTTTTTGAGTTTTAATATTATAAAATATAATTGTATTTTATAATGCCGTATAAAATTGTTAATATGGATGGAGGATTTATGGTTCATGATTTAAAGGGTCGCATGTTTTCTAATAAACCTTTAATCAAGAACATGGCTGTAAAACAGCGCGTCGCAATTGCTTTAAGTGAAGCACAAAAGACAGGTAAATCACCTTCAATATATTTTGCTGGTTAAGTTGAATGTTCTTCTTCAAGTTTCTTTTTAAATGCTTCTTTTTTTATTAATAATTCAGCAAGTGCTGTTTCAATTGCGGCAGTTTTTAATGAGACGGATGATACTGGAGTTTTATTGTATTTGTTTTTATAGTAAAACTCCTTTGATTTTAATCTACACTTTATCTTGTTACGATAATAATAACTTATCACATTTTTGTTATTTTTATTTATGTTATTCTTATCTATTTTTTTCTGATAATATTCTTTATTGTAAACCGACATTTTGGATAAAATTATTGCACGATTTGCTTCATAATATTTCTTTTGTTTAGCAATAATGTCTTCACGATTTGCCTTGTAATATTCTTTACGTTTTTGTTTTAATTTTTCAACATCACTTAAGTCCATTTATTTATATACATATTTTTTTGAAATTAATTATTCTCAGGTTATTAAAATGCCCCTTATTTCAAAAGATGCAATGTTAAATGATATAAAATATACACCTTTTAAAAAAATAGACCATAAAGCATTAGTAAAGCATCAATGGTATATCAATAATCGCAGAAATGGAGATACTACTCCAAAAACACGAGGCAGACCATTCTTTAGCAAAACAAAGAAAGAAGAATCAGTTAAAACTATTATTGAAATTATTGAACCAAAAATAGAAGAACAACTAACAAAAGAAAAACAATCACGTCGCCGAAAAATGAATTGTGTTGAAAAGCGTCGCAGAGCAATTGAATTAAAACTTGAAAAACTAAACAAAAAGGCAGCTGAATTTAAAGCATCACTTTTGTTAGAACACAATGTTTAATTTTATATATAAATATCTTTGTATATATAAACTATGAGCACTAATTATGGATTTGAACCAACACTAGATGGACTTAATAATATTGATAGTGATAATACAACAACAAGTGATATCATATGTAATAATATTACAATTAATACAAGTGGAACTGCTCCTACTGTTTCTGCTTTATCAAATGATACTAGCATAGCAACGACTGCTTGGGTTACAAATCATGCTGGAGGGGCTTATGTAACTATTGGAACAACGCAAACCGTCACAGGTGAAAAGACTTTTTCAAATGCGAATACATTCATTAGTGGAAACACGGTTACAAATAGTGTTGAACCAAATGGAATTACAACAAATGTAAATATCGCAACAACACAATCAACTGGAGTTTTGGATATTGGAACACTCTCTACACGGACGGGAGCAATTAATATCGGCAGTGGAGCAGCGGCAAAAACAATTACTCTCGGTTCAAGCACGGTTGGAACTACTACTATCAGAGGGCAGTTTGCTCAACTCCGCCCTGCTGTTAATGGAACGTGTAGTATTGGGGACAATATGAGTTCGGGAACTGTTCAAATTGGAAGAGGTGATACAAACGCTTCAACAACCACAATTAATATTGGAACTGGAAGCATAATCACATCGCCAATCAATATCGGAACTGGAAGAACCACCGCAGGCACCGTTTCAATTGGGTCAAGTCAATCAACCACAAATACCGTCGCAATTAATTCCAATACAATTAATATTGGGACGGTGTCTCCCATTCTCGCAACAAACACAATCAATATCGGAAATGGACAAACAGGTTCTCTCGTGAATGTTCAGAATGAGATGGATGTTTATGGAGACTTATTGGTGAGCAATATTGTGAATAACATAGCAGGAACAAACTTAACACTAACCGCTCCAGCAGATGATATTATAATCACATCAGCAGACAAAATAGATTTAAACTCAATAACAACAAATATTTCAGGCACTTTATTTTCAACTAATATTGGTTCACCGCTGGGAACAGA